ACCACCAGCAAATGATCTTTGTATTTGTTCTGCTGTTGTTCTAAAATCTAATCCTGTGACCGATGCAACATTACCTGTAATTTTTAATATTTTTTGTAAATCATCTGCATCTTTTGAAACAACAGCTAGGTTTCCTGATGCACCAGCTATTTCTTGTAGTGAAAAGGGAACTTTAGATGCAAAGTCTGTTAAACCTTTAAAAGCTTTTTGACCCTCTTTAGCATTACCAAATAAAAAATTAAATCTAATTCCTAGTTCTTCAACTTCTCTACCAACATTAATAAATGATCTTACAACAAGACCACCACCAATACTAAGTAATGCAGTTTGTATAGAAAATATTGAACTTCTTAAATTTGTTAATCCAGCCCTGATGCCATTAAAAGCTTGTTTAGTTTTATCTTTGGCTAATATATTTAATACTAAATTTTGTGCCATTATCTGTGCCTTGCTTTATTCATAGCTTGTTCGTTTTCTTCGTTTTCTAATAAAAGATAACCTAACCAATGGTTATACTCCCATTCTTCCATTTGTAAAACTTCTCTTAAAGGTATTTTTAGTCTATCAGCTACAATAAAACAATTCTTTAATTGAGGCTCAGATTTTAGTTTTTTTTTACTTGTTCAGGATTGATAGCTTGTACCATTGCAGTAGCTATCCTAGACAATACATCAGAATCTACTTTATGCATTAATGCTAATTTATCTTCTAATGTAAATAGTTTGTTGCCATCTTTGTCAATAGCTTTCATAACCAATATGTCTGCAAGAATGCTTACATCATTTAAATTATCTGACTTTTTAAAAAGTTTATTCTTTTCAGATAAGGTTATAGGATTCCAATATATAACACTTGGATTACCAGATTCATCTTTCCATTCTTCAATCTCTATGTGCTGAACACCTAAAGACTCAAAATGAGATTTAGCAGAATCTATTAACTTCATAAAGTCTTATTAGACTGTACCTCTTGCTAATGTTCCTGTGCCTTGAAATGTAACTGATCTTGAAATGATTGCGTCCATACCATTAGTAACTGACATTCCTGTAACAATTCCTGTACCAGTAAAACTTTCATCGCCTGATGAATTACCCTCTGGTAATAAAACAAAAGAAATTGAGGAACCAGCAGTTAATGTTTGTTGTGGAGAATCAGTTTCATCATAATGCATTTCTAAAGTTCCTGAAAATGATGTTCTTCCAGCTACGAATGATTTAGTTGCATCTGTTAAAGCTGTATCTTCTACAACATCGCCAGTAGTTTCTAATGTAAAACCTGTCAGTTCCCCAACACCAGTTCCACCAGCAGTTACTACTCCTTCTTTTCCGTGATGTGTTGCCATTTGTTATCCTTTTCCTTTTTAGGTTTTGATTTGTTTTCTTCTTGCTTATAGCCAAGTTTTAAAAAATTATCAAGCTGTGTTTCATTGATAATTACTTCATGACCATCTTTGTATAATTTTATATCTTTTGCCATAAATACTTTTACAATTATTCTTTAACTACGTCAAGTTCTTCATTCTCTTCCCACTCATTTTCTTCATCTTCTAAATCAACAGTATTTCCATCGTCTATTTCTCTGTGGGTATCTATAAGTCCTTTAATATCTGCTACTAATTCTTCAATTTTGTCTAATTTTTTTTCTGCTTTATCTAAAGTTTTATCGTTCATAATTTCTCCTATGGTGTTGCACTTTCATGTTCATAAATTACTCTTACAACCATACTAATTGCTCCGTATGGAAAAAGTGTACCAGCATCAGTTTCTAAACTTACAACTTCTGTATCTAATGCTTTATTGTTTCTTGTTATATCAGATTCAAGTTGCGTTTCAATGGCACTTGCTAAATTATTTCTTGCAGTATCAATATTACTTTCACTGCCTTTAACATATCCTGTAATTAAAAATTCTAATGTAGCTATTCTTGTTTTTGCACCATCGCCTAATTCTTGATCTTCTTTAGTTTCTTCTTGTGTTTGTACAAGCACTGCTGGATATTGCGACTCTGCTAGTTCTTCTAATGGAAATGGCTGTCTTGTACATTTTTTTATACTTGGACTAGAAATATTCAAAATTGTGCTCACAATGTGGCTAGCTATATCTTCTCTCTTGCTCATATCTTTAACCTTTTAATTTCTTTTTTCATAAACTGTTCAAACGATCTTCTTATAAGCTTTTCTGTTTTTAAATTAAACTTAAAAAATATTCTTTCTGGTAGTTTACCTAAACCTTTTTGATGAAACAATGCCTTTTTTGCTTGTGTTTGACTTCTAAAATAAACTTGTACTTGGTTTTTATTTTTTAATTTACTATCAATAGACTGCAACATTTTATTTGTGTCTTGTAAATTAACTACTGTTTTACCTTTTTCTTCTGCATATGCTTGACTGTATGGAGTAAATGTTTTTTTATTAAAATCTAAACCTCTGTCTGTTCTTTCAAGTATAATTTCTTTTAACTGTACACCAGCTTGTTCTAAACCTTTTGTAACTATGTTAGGAAATCTTCTAAAAAAATTATTAAATCGTTTTCTTACTGTTGGTAAATTAGACGTTACTCTTGCACTTAACATTATCTAGTTAATCTTCTACTTCCATGTAAAGATTCTCTTTCATTTACAGAAATTGTTCCACTCTCATCAGAGTCATACTCTACACCATCTTCTAAAATAGCCTGAAACTCATTGTTAAACTCGCCTCTATAAAACTCTATCATTCTTTCAAATCTATCTTTATCTGCCTCTGGTCTAAACTTTGTTATTGTTGGTAAAAAAAATTTATATAAAAATAAAAATGCTCCAGCCCTTTTAAACTGATCAAGATTTACTTTGGTGTCAACCATTTCTGCAGTATTTAAAACTGTAATATCTGTATAGACATTAGTTTTGTAAACTGGCCACCAACGAATACGTAGTTCTCTTAAAATATCATTCGTTGTTTGTGCTATAAAAAATGTTACCTCTGAAGATGTAGATGAAAATCCAAACTCGTATATATCTGCTTGATAGTTAGATACATCACCAGCATTTATTACATTAGCACCTGTGTAGTTTGCCATATTAACCTACTAAAGTTATAATAACGATAATAGCAATGATAACACCAGCAGTTACTTTTGGATTATCTTTTGCCATTTGTAAATATTGTTTTAATTGTTTCATTTCTTTTTCCTCGTTTTCTTTTTTGGTTTAAGTTGAACAACTTTATCAACTGATTTTTCTTCTTTGTTTTTTGTATTTTCTTTAGCTAAATTAATTGGTTTAAATCCTCTATGTGCAAAATGATTAATGTTAGCCTCGTATTGTTCTTTTGATCTGGTAATTGTTTTTTTACCATTTGTTAATTTTATATTCATAATATCTCCTTATATCCTATGGCGAGTTTCCTCGCCATAGAAAAGTAGTTATTAGTTGATTACTGATTCACCTAATATTTCTACACCATAAGAGTCATGTAATTCGCCAACTCCATATACTGCAGTTGCTACGATCTCATCTGCTCTTAAACTAGCATCTCTTTGAGTTTCAATTTTTAGATCTTGCATCATAGCTAAACCTAAAGCATCTCTATGAAATACTCCACCTTTACAGTTGTCTGTGTCAGTAGTTCCATCAACATTTGAAGTTTCAAACATTTGAACTCCACCGATGTTACCAACATATCCTGTTCTTAATGCCTCGTTAGTTAAGTCATTAGGATTTGGATTTACAAAAGTATTAGTTAAGTTTTTCTTAATGTTATAAGCTACTTTTGGATTTAGTACACCAAAGTATGGTGCAGGCACAGCTGCTTGTCTCAAAGTTGCTGCTGCCTCAAATATTTTAGCAACAGTTACTTCTGCACCAGCACTACCAACAGATGTTGAGAATCCATCAAATAATGCGGTTAAGTCTGTGTCTATTTTTTTTGCAATCGCCTCACCAAACAATTTACCTATGTCAGCTGCTACATTTCTTGGAGCAGAATTTCTAGCCATGTCTGTTAACGTAGTCATGATACCATTTTCTGACGCAGTAATTGTTACTGATGTTGGATTGATTGCTGTGTTAGATAAATCAGATGCCTCTGATACAGCTGCCGCAGAAACTGCAGAGTATATCGGAACTTCAACTGACTTTCCACCACCACTTATAGCATAGTTCTTTACAAGTGGTCTCATTGTAGAAACTTCACTTGCTACAAACAATGCTTCTGCAACAATCTCAGTATATAATTCCGAGAGTGTTGACGATGTTGTTTCATTTGCCATGTTATTTACCTATTATTGTTTATTTGTTAAGTTTATTTGAGTAGGTTTTGAATCTCGATCTTTACGATATTCAGCATATCTTTTACGATCTTCTGACTTACTCATATCTAAATCACTGATGTTAAAAGGTTTTACAGTTGTTCCCTCAATGCTACTCTGACTCCCTACTCCAGACTTAGACCCTTGCGAGAAATGTGGGTTAGCATCTAAAAACTCTTTTACTGATTCTTCAATCGTAAGTAGTTCTCCTTTATCGTTATACCTAATATTTTGATGTTTATCAAGTACTTCAATACGATTATCGTCTGATAATTTTATATTGTTTTTCATCAACTCTACAATTTGCTGAGGATTTATAGCACTCATTTTTGATGCAACAGACATAACAGAATTATCAATCTTTTCTTTTTTAATCATATTTTTCATATTTATTAACTCTTGATCTTTTTCTGCTATTCTTTCTTTCATCAACTTTTCTATTTCAGCTTTTGTTTTAGCATCTTGTAATTGCTTTTCTTTAAGCAACTCATCATCTTTTTTCTTTTGATCGTCAAGTTGTCTTTGATGTTTTGTTTTTTCTGCCTCAAGTCTTGATTTGATTATGTTATCAAGTTGAGCCTGTGTAAATGTTTGCTCTGATGCTTTTTCTACAACAGGTGTTTCTGCTTGTTTGTTTTCAGTAGTTTGCTCTACTGTTTTTGTGTCTTCTGACATTGTTTCTCCTTATATTTTAAGTTTGCCATCTGTATCATACCAATCTTTATTTACAAACGACCACTGATGACGACAATTATAACCACCACGAACTATTAAAGGATTTCCTGATTTCTTTCCTTTCCACCCTCTACTGCTCCATAGTTTTTTGACTTCATCAATTGTGAATAGTCCATTACTTCTTATATCAAGTTTTCCAGTTCTGACAAGCCTACAAAAGTCTCTAGTTGTCGGTATATTTGAGCCTTGATACTTTAAAAAACCTAGTCCTGCATCTTTTGACTTTGCAAGGTTTAGTTGTGCATCAAACTCTCTCAATGAGTCATTAAGTATTTGACCAGCATATCTTTTCATGTTTTCACCAGCACGATCTCTAGCAAATTTGGACTGTAATGTTTGTATGTTTTTATCTAGCCTTGCTCTTACAACTTTACCTTGTGCAGTTCTTTTGTCTAATCTACGAACTTTAACTTCATCTTTTTTGATTTTTTTAACTAATGTATTAATCTTTTTATCATCAGCACTAGCATATATACCATTTATAGTTTGTCTTAAATCTTTCTCAAGTTCTGCAAACTCAACACTAGTTAATGTGGATTGATATATTTTTTCAGTCAATCTTCTTGTAAAAGTATTTGAAACATCTTTAAATTGTGTAAATGATTGCCTTTTTAAATTTGTAATTAATGTTAAATCTGCATTTGTAAGTTGTTGAAACTCTTTAGGTATATTGCCAATACCCTTAAATGCTCTCTCAATTCTTTTAGCTTGTTTTGTAAAACCCTCTCTAACAACTTTGTCTGACCAAGCTAAATATTCTCTTTCTAATATTGCTCTAATCTTTGGTTGCATAGATACTGCAATTTTAAGATCATACAATCTTTCTAAATCATCAGTTGGTAAAGTTCTACCAGCAAGACTTGTAACTTCTTTTTCTATTTTATCTAATGTTGCTAATAATGATTCGTAATACTTTGCTTCAGCAATTTCTATTTGCCTGATTCTATACTCTGCAAAATCTTGTACTTTGTCTGCCATTCATTAAACTTCTTCTTCTTCTACTTCTTCATCTTGTTGTGCAGGCTCGTCTTGAGTAAATTGTCCTGTTTCTGCATTTGAATCTATTTCATCAAAAATTTGTGATAGTTTTTCATCATCATCTACTACTGCTCTTGCAATTTCTTTATCAATTTCTTTGTTTAAAGTGTTTGATGGTACGTTGATTGATTTAGCTTGTTGAAAGAAAACTAAATCACTAGCATAATCTCTAATGTTAAATGAATCAGGGTAATTGATTTCGCCATCAAATTCTGTGTTTTGAAACTCTGCATATAATTTAAATAATTGTTCTTCTGCTAATTGTAAGTTGTCTGCTTTTTCTGATAATCTTGCATTTAATAATTCAAATTCTGTTTGTAATGCAATACCAGATGACACCTGTGTTTTTGTTGTTCTAACTGCTCCTGTATGTGCAATTCTATTTATTGATTCTACTTTTTTTGTAATAGATTCCATGATTGCTGCTAAATTCTGTCCTGATGGCTGTAGTAAATATGGTTTTAAGTTTGGTTCCATTTCATCAGGCATTTCAATAACTGCTCCAGCACCAGCACTTGCATTAACACCATTTGTTTTTACTAATGATGGGTGATTAGTTAATCTTATTAA